AGCCACACGAAAGAATCAAGTATGCCGTAAAAACGCGATGGATAGACCGTGTATACCAAGAAAATGTAGCAATCTATAACACTGGAAGAGGAACACCTCGAACAGATGAAAAGAATGCATCATTAAGAAAAGCTCTTGGAATACATGAGGGGTCTCAGAATTTTAATTTTGCAGACTCTATAAATTTGGATGGCATCAACAAGGTATTTAACTCTGGAGAACGAGCATTTTGGATATGGGTTAATAGCTGGGTAGTATGGTTTCAAGAGAACTATAAATACCTAGAAAACTATTATAACATATCATGTAAATGTGGTAATATGGCTTTATTTGATAACGCATTGTCAGAAAAAGCTAGTTTTCTAGATGAGTATTTTGAAGACTTCTCTAAGTTTATTAAGAAAACATTTAATTAAACAAAATAAAAAATGGAGTATTTCCCTTTAGTACTTAAGCATCGTGTAACACACATGCATTTCGATCTCCCAGACAATATGGAGCTTATATTATCAATATTTCGTAAAGTACATGCTAACGAATATATTGTAGAGCCAAATATATTCTGTCACGGAGACTGGTATGACGATTTATGTCTGAAAGAGTATGCACATAATCCAAAATTACGATATTTATCGAATTGGATTATGCGCAAGCTAATTCTAGAAAAACATTTAACTTGGGAAACAGCACAAGTTAGAATGAGAATCGCTTCAAATATGCTTTTTCAGGTAGGAGTAGTAACAGGAGGTAAAAATCTACTTGGGATACTTCAAAGTAATTTCGTCAACAATGTATGGGCGGTTCATAGACAAAGATTGATTTATGACCTTCCATTTTATCAGGGGTAGGGTGAGAGAGATCTCTCCTACCCCACAATATGGAGTATCAGCGTATCACTCAATCTGAGATTGAGACCATAAAAGAAGCTCAAAAGGGAAATGAGCTAGCGTTTAATAAATTGTTTAACCGTTACAAAGAGTTCGTTGACAACGTGCTCTTTTGTTACGTGAATGACATGGATGAAGCTAAAGATCTTACAAATGTTGTATTTCTTAAGGTTCACCAAAAACTCTCGACATTCACAGATTATTCGTCTTTTGGCGGATGGCTGAGAATTATAGCTAATCGAACAGCTATAGATTATCTACGAAAAGTAAAGGAAAAATCCATGGAATTAGGAGAAGACTCAGGCCGACTACCTGTCGAATTAACTAATTCTTCAGAAGAAGAAGATCTTGTCAATCTTCTTGAGTACGAATCTCTTCTAAAGGAATTTGAAAAACTCCCAAAGAAGACGCAGAAGATTTTTAATTTATTTTACGTAGAAGATCTTACAGTTGATGAAATTAGCAAAGTGCTGAAAATTCCTACAGGCACTATAAAAGCTGCGTTAAGTCGCACTCGTAGGAAAATTAAAAATAACTTAAAAGTTTAACAAAAATGACTTCACTTTTATTATTGATTCTCTCGATTTTTGTAGCTCTTGGTTTCGCAAGATACAATAAGAGCAACAAGTTGTTCTGGATCATTCTCGTAAGTCTCTTGCTTGGTTTTACCGGTAAGAGTATGGTCAACTATGCCTTTGTTGACCATAAAAGTGAAGCCAGTACAGTTAAATCTTCTGCAAATCCCATGCTGGCACCAACGTGCTCATTTCAGGCTTTGGAACCCTCAGAGGGCGCTGGTACATGTGCTGAGACAAAACCAGCAGGTAAGGATACAATTGTAGTAGATACTGTTACTGTGCTTAACTTGGGTGAAGACGAGCATATTAACGTGCTCACTAAACCTCCACGAGATTGGTTAAAAACAAACTTCATATTCGACACAAGTTGAATTTAAGTTAGTTGCCCAGAAAGTATTAATTAATTTTAGTAAATAACATTTTAAAACATTATCAAAATGGCAAAAAAGAATGGAAAGGGCAATGTAAAAGTTGCTCAGAATAACAACAATGGTGGTAATAATGCAGATGCAGCTGTTGAAGCTGCAGCTATGCTCACAACAACAGGTGGGTCAAGCATGGATCGTAACCACCAGGTAGATTTGTTGAAAATGATTCACGAACGCTTTTTCTTGGATGAGAAAGCTGCTGAGCATACTGGTTTCTCACAGGGAGCTATCGACAAGATCAACCACATTAACGCCCTCGGCATCGCAGTGTGCGTATGTAACGAGGTCAAGTATGGCTCAAGCGATTTCTCTGTTGTAATTCGTAAGTCTGCGCTCCCAGAGCTTACCGAAGCTTTGAAGGAGATTGGCGTAAGCTTTGATGATACAAAGCTCTTGCCTTCGAAGGATGATGCTGAAGCAGTTGAGGTTACAGGTGCAGCTGTACAGGTTTCAGAAGAGACCGCAAAGAGTCTTGACAAAGACGCACAGGCTCGTGCTGCAACAGCAGGTAAGGTCTTTGATCCTACAAAGATCAAGGATGAAAAGGAGCTCAAGGAGGCTTTGTCTGGCTTCTTGGCTATGAATCGTGACTCTAAGCTGATGGATAGCATCATGCAGTGTGTGAACTTCTATAAGTCATATCGCTCTATCGAGGCTAAACGTGCTATCGATTCTGCTGAGAAGACACTCAAGAACACCAAGGACAAGAAGTACAAGGAGAATGCTGAGAAGGCTCTCGCTTCTGCAAAGAACGATATGGAGCGTCTCAAGAACATGAACTTCCATGATACGTTTCGCAAGATTGTTGAACTTACGGGTCGTGTCGGAACGCTTACTTATGGAATTGGTGCTCACTTCTTCAACGTTACCGCTACGTCAGGATCTCCTGTGTCTGCGTTCTGTGAGCTTCGCGACCATTCTACTGACAAGAACACCGGCGTATGCAAGTATACCGATGATCAGATTGCAGACGCTGTAAAGTGTCTTGTAATCATTGGTGCAGACGATGTTCGCTCAAAGGGCAAAGCTTTGCTCGAGGCAGAGAACAAGCTGCCAGAAAAGGATCGTGTCAAGGAGCACATTGATGCAGCTAACAAGAATATTGCATTCGCCGATAAGGCTACTGCAGCAGTTCTTGCAGCGCCTGGTAGCTTCGTTGAGGGCTTGAAGCAGGGATTCTTGGATGGTAACAACTTCGCAAAGAAGACCGTTATCGCCATTAAGCGTGCATACTATCGTAAAGTATCTCCTGAGATGATGGCTAAGGTTAAGTCTGATTCGATGCTTGATAACGCTACACAGTATGCAGGTATCATCTCTAATCTGTTCCGCAACCCTTCTGATCCACTCGTAGGTTATGCTAAGGAGAATATCGTCGACTTGGAGTTCAAGACCGATGAGGAGATCAAGGCTGAGGAAGAGGCTGTTGCCAAGGCTGCTAAGGAAGCAGCTGATAAGAAGGCAGCCGAGGATAAGAAAAAGGAAGCCAAAGGTAAAGTCAAGGCTCAGGTAAAAAAATAATACGGCCAATTAAGAGAACTGGTTCACAACTAGTTGGTCGCATTAAAAGAGCCTTTGACATCCAATGGCAAAGTGAACGCAAATAATTTAACTATCAAAGTATGAAAAAATTAGTGATCACGTTGTTAGGGGCAGCATTTCTTACTATCGGCATGAATATTGCCGATCTTAAGAATGTTCCTCTTCCAACGACAGTGCAAACAGTAGCAGCATCTACTGTACAGCAACCAATGGACCATTTGTTTGGTCAAGTGAATCGTGCTAATCCTGATACAGTCCATGATACCGTTAGGGTAGAAAAGACTGTACCTTGTAATCATAAACAGTTACCTGCAAAGGTAATTGTTAAACGCACCGTAATTAAGAAGACAGATACGTCGTATGTACCGCTTCTGTATATTGCGGAACCTGGAGATAAGGTCGACTCCACTAATCATGACTTTACCATTCGTAAGGGAGAGCTCCGTGATTATATCCAAATCGCCTCTAATGTGCGTAAGTAAACATAAGAACCCTACACACAATAATTAGGTAAGTACATATAACAGGTCCCATTAGCCTGTGTACGAACATTAACTGGATCCGAGAATATGTTAACTCTGTCTTGCAGAGCGAGATCACTCAAAAGGTAGGATGAAATGTATCAAACATTGAAACAGTTTGATATAGGTAGGAGAAGCGTTGTATCAACTCCTAGAGATTACACAGCTGGACTTGTGAGAACCGTCTGGAGACAAGCTGGATGAGGTTGTGTAATCTAAAAACGCATAAGTCCCAAGAAGGGCATAATGAACCGTATCGTAATTATATGTGATAATACTAAGCATATACAAACGTTACACGAGACGAACTATATTGGTCCCCAGTAGGTGAACAGAATTGTATACATGGTATGGTGCATGGTGCTGGAAGAACCGAGGATATCTCAAACAATATAGAAGTATTATTAGCCGTAGGTAGTGTTTCTAGTGTCCAAAGCTAGTATAAAGGCCGAAAAACTGCATCAATACTGTGGGAGTAATACCACACAGAGTAAACTAAATGAGTTTGCTGACTATACCAAAACCTTACTGTTCGATTCAGTACAACTCCGTTGAAGGGGTGCCAGGGATGGGGTAGAAGTGCCTGATTGTGACCGCCAGGCTTTTCTTGTTTATGCGGTATATAAAAGTAAAACAAGCGCAAGGGTTGGGCAGCCCCTTAATCGAAGCTCTACGGGAGTATCGTACGCGGGTGAAGATCGCGGTGAAAATCTATTCCAGTTGTATTATTAGGATGTTAGGCAATCCGAACTTACAGCCAATTTCCATGAAAATTAAATCGTTCATGAGACTATGATCGATGACTCCGTTACAGTCAAAGAAAATTGATGGAGAGCTATCCTAGAATAAGAAATAGCAAATTAGGTAGAAAGTTGATTCGAGATATATCCAGCCAGGATCATTTGACCTCCACTTTCATCCAAAACAATCTAGACTAATAGTTTATTTGCACTATGATATACAATATTATATAGTCTCTACAGAGTAGTAAGCTGGTATATTATGTATGCGTATGTTGTATGCAAAAGATATAAGCTATGAAAACCTAGAAAGTTTAAAAGATAACATGTTTAACAAAAATTGATGTCCCTTCATAGAGTGAATCTTACGTTGTAAGTAAGGACTTGAGGTGAAGAAATCGAGTGCCAACCGATATGCCAACCATGCTAAAATATACTGCGCAACAGTATATGTAAACATAAAGGTTCGAAGCAATACAGGAAATTGATGGGCAGCTTATATTCTATGTTGTAAAACGACTGTGTATATTATATGTGTATACTGTCTCTATACATGTATATTACGTTTATAAGTGGGTGACAAGATAAAATGTATGGGTTGAATTCCCAATATTCGTGCACTATAAATAGGAGGTAGTAATACCGGTACAGAAAAATTGCAAATATCAGCAAAGATACAAAAAGCCGTAAAGTCTGTGATGGGTTTGGTCCTGAGACATTCCGATAACCAACCGCTGGGTACATGCCATAAGCCGAGTACCGCAGTAAGGAGACCTAGCTGACAGTCGCTTTTAAGTTAGCAGTAGAGATCATCTGCTTTAATAACAATCGTGTAGGAATATCTTGTAAGTATAGTAAGGGAAATACGACCGAGATTCTACATATTTTCGTGGGTTATAAGAATTCTAAGATTCTATGAGTGTTAGTTGCTCTGCAAAATTTCACCAACGAAGATTAGAATAGTTAAGTTAGAAAAAACGTGAACAAAATAGCAGAAAACAGTTCAGCATTTGATTATGCAAAGGAAGCATTCAAAGCTTTAGACGATGGGCCTGGATAAACCAGTAAATGCTAATTGCATCATACGTATGCAATTCCTGCTGCAAGCCTACTACCCTATTGTTGTAGTAGGGAAAGTGCAGCTAAGTCTAGATAAAGCGTCTACAATAGTAGAACTTCCTTTAGGAAACTAAGTAAGCAAAGTAGTAACCGAGTATCTTCGTATCAGCGTTGCTTTATTCAATAAATAACGGCAAAGGTGTAGCCAAAATACACCATATTTTTCAATCATATCGTTAGTTAATCAATAACGATATCAAAAAGGATATGATTATGTCAGAAATTAATGTAAACATCGTGGAAACAACTATTAAGTCAAATCGTACCCCACTGAGCATGCTCGGTGCGAAAATGTTTGGTCAGGACGTATTTACTCCTCAGACCCGTATGTTCAACCCAGACCATGACAAGGTTTTGGAGCAGGCTAAGCAGAGCTCCAATGTAAACCTTGTACTCAATCGTTCGCCTCGTCGCTTCTCGATCGGCTATATCACGATTGAGTCTATGGCAACAAAACAGAATGCAATCGGTGATGTCGTTTGCCGTCTCAATGAGGGCACCGACAATCAGATCGATATTCCTCTCGGTGAGAACAGCACTAAGTTTGGTGAGACCACTGAAGAGGCTGTCCAGAACGCTCTCAAGGACAAGAATTCTAAGGCTGTGTTCTCAGATCCTAAGGATTTGGGTGGCATTCTTAACGACCTCAACCGTGGTGAGATAGCTCGTCTTGACGCCATGATCGAGCAGTTGCAGAAGGCTAAGGCACAGTGTGTATCTGCCATCTCAGCAAATGAGAAGATCATTTCTGATTACGAGCGTCAGAAGACAGAGTCAAAACCAGCTGATAAGATCGCGTAGGATTCATGGAGGCTGTTTTAACTGAGAAGAGTGTTAAGCTTATTGCAGTAATGCTCTCCGAACCAAAGATTAAGGCAGCCGTTTATGAAAAGTTGGACCATACAGAGAAGTACAAAATCTATACCATTAACGATGATGGTAGTATTACTCTGGGTTCAACTAAGTTTCATTTCTGGAACAAGATAATCGGCTGCGAGCAAACCTTACCATTTGAGAGTTTCGCTCTCAAGGTATGGGATGCACTAGTGAGTCTTTCCACAGGGCTTAACCAAAAGGCCATTATGGAAGGACTATCACAAGAAATTGTGATGAAAGGAGTTAAAGATAAAAACTTTAACTGGGTCGTAGAACGACTGTATGATGTTGCGACAAAAGTATGTCAGAATTCTAGCATTGCTGATGGCGTAGGAGCGGACCCTGCGGGGTCCCGGGTGTCAGGGCCAAGGCTTAACGCTCAGCAAGAGTATCCTGATAAAATTGTTATCAATATTAACGGTCGTAAAGAAATTTTGCATGTTAAAGACTGCATAGGTAAGCCAATGATTGAGTTGGAGTATGGAATTGTAAACGCTAAACGTGTAATGCCATAAACAGAAACATTCCTGCGGGAATGGTGTATGAACTGCGAGCAGAAGAGTACACATTCATGCATGGTATTATCGTTATTGTTTATAACGAAATGCAAAGACAATATTATTAGTTTATATTGAAAGGCATCCTTAAACGTTCTCTGCGGAGAATAGGTAATCCGCCCTGCGGGGTAGGATTGCCAATGGGTGTCTTTTATTCTTTATTACAGTTATATGTAATATAGGAACTAGGTAAATGGCTGATTCAAGTAAATTGTTTAATTTTAATCAAACTATATGAATAAGAAATCAATTAAATTGAACTCAGCAAACATCATTACAATTCGTAAGAACATTGATATCACTATCAATAAGTATTGGCGAATTATTCGAGCAGAGAACCTCATGTCTAAGAAGGCAATTGCAGCAAAGCAGGGTTCTGGCTTAGATCTCAAGAGCTTGTATAACCAGATTGTACAGCTTAGTGAGAAGCGTATTATGATTAAGGGTATTTTGGTAGCTCTTAACACAGGTACAACTACATTCTCTTACGAGGATTTTAAGAAGACAAATAACTATAGTATTTTCGCAGCATGCGAGGCAAAGGAGGCAATAGCACAACTTAAGATGATCAAGACACTTGATCCATCAACTAAGGCAAAAAAGGGATTGAAGGCTATGCCTAAGCGTGAGGTATTCTCATCAGCTAAGATTGCTCAGCTTATCCACGATCAGCAACTACTAGCAAATAAGTTTGACGCTAATCTCGAGAAGTTTAATAATGAGACTTCTATTGAGATTAAGGACACTATTGCAGATAAGTTCGAGATGGATCTGGCAGCTTAAACACTATAGGTTCGAGACAAATATAAGGGTCGCCGAAAGGAGTAAGATCGAGGCTTACACGAACCACAATAAGGAATCCCTTGCCTTAAAAATAACATTATTAACACATTAAATTATCAAAATTATGTCAAAGAAGAATAACAAGAAGAACCTCAAGAAGGTTCAGGCTAAGATAGGAACTACACCAGTTAAGGCTGAGGCAGCTAAGAAGGAAGAGTCTAATGCTGCTAATGAGACAATAAAGAATATTGAGAAGCGCCGTGCTGCTGACGCAGAAAAGGCTAAGAAGCATGCCGAACTCAAGGCGGCTAAGAAGAAGGCTAAAGCCGAGAAAGAGGAGGCTAAATATGCCGATTCTAAGGCTCGCGTAGAGGCCCGTAAGGCCCGCAAAAAGAGCATCATGGATAAACTGATCGACTCCAAGAAGGAAAAGGCTTCAGAGCCTGTTAAAATCACTCTGGAGGACCGTTTGAAGAAGCAGAAAGAGCATCGTAATGTCTCTATGGCTCGTCATATCGCATCAGTTACCCGTCGGTGCAAGCGTATGCATCTCAATGATGCAGACACTAAGAAGGTGATAGACATCGCAAAGAAACAGTGGGACAACGCTACTGTATACAACATTACAGTTGTATGTGATTCTGTTCTGAAGAAAAAGAAGGAGCTCGAGAAGCTGGTAAAGGATTGCGGTATTAAGTCTGCATGCATTACTAACTCTACAGCATTCTTTAAGGATGTGCCAGCAAGCGTAGTAGCAAAACTGCGTGATCTCGTAGGTAATGCTACGTTCTATCAGTATCGTTCTGATGATAAGTCTCCGTTTGAGGAGGCTGGTATAGACATGTCAGGCAATCACAATAAGCACAAGAAGGGAGGAGATCCTCATACCATCGAGTGCTCAAAGAACGCTAGTGTGAACTTCTACAATCTCCGTAAAGCTAAGAAAAAGGCTAAGGAGGCTCTTGAGAAGAACACATATAACTTCCGTCACGGCTCTAAGGCTGAAGGACGCAAGCTTCGTCGTGGGCTCAAAGTTAAGGCTAAAGCCGTAAACAAGAAACCTACGCAAGTTAAAGAAATTAAACAAAAGTCAGTTAAACAGGCAGCTTAATTATAGGAGGCAACGTTATGAATACCCAAAATAATCAATATTTGGACGATTATGTTGAAAAATATCGTGACATCAAAGAGAAGTGGCTTAAAGATTTTAATAAGTCTCACGGAACTACTTCTAAGTTCTGTAAAAAACATTGTATCCATGGTCTTTCCAGGAAGAAATCTTGGTTCATACTGCTCAAGCGTGATTCGATCAAAATTGAATCTAGCAGAAAGGTTACGAAGCTTAACCATACCGAGCTAATGGAAGGGTATGTTCAACACAAGTTGCAGAAATGGGAGCGAAAGCACCCGTGCCCGGTTAAGAAAGACGATTTGTTCTACGCGCAGCAGTTCCCGGTTTGGGAAGCAGAAAAGAATGCCGCAGAAGAACATATTAGAGACTTAGTTGTATCTAAATATGACAAATTACAACTTATTGGTAGATTCTCTTCTACTAATGAGCTGTTCCACGAGCAAGAAATTGCTCAGATAAAAGACAATGGCGAAACTGTTAAGCATGGAGGAGTAAACAATCTTCCAGAAAGCAGCAAAGTCATCAAGATGGCTCGTAAGGAGACAAATAAGGTAAAAGCAAAGCGCGGTAATCTTATTTGTACAAACCTTAAAGACCATCGCAAGAAGACAGGACGAATTCTGTTACCAGGCGCAAATAAAATGCGAATGGCAGCTTAAAGCGTAACTTCTTCAAAACTGACCAGGACACCACTGGTCACCCTAGTGTGCTCCGAAAGGATATGACTGCGAGGTGCAAACCCTCACTAGGGAACTATGATAGTAAAGGAAAGACCAGTAGTTCTATATGACATAGAAGTTTTTCCAAACTGTTTTCATTGTACTTGTAAAGATTCAGAGAGTCATAAACTATATAAATTCGAGATATCCTGTCGTAAAAATCAACTAGAAGAACTAGTTGACTTCTTCTATACCAACAGAACTGATCATATAATGTGCGGCTACAACAACAAGCATTATGATGACATAATCATAAGTTACATTATACATTTCTGTAGTAGAATGAAGCGACTAGGATACTCGAGAATTTGTAGTTCTCTCTATTATCTTAGTAAAGAAATAATAAGTTCGGAAAAAACAGGAAATATTGATAAGATTAAAGTGTACAAGTATTCAAACTACTTTTATTCGTTTGATCTTATGTTGATGCTCTATAGTGCCAAACAGCAGAAAAGCTTAAAAGAAATAGAAATACTCTTACATATGCCAAATGTACAAGAGTATGAAGGAAGCTTTGATCTGCAGATCCAGGAATGTGATATTGACGCTATGATAGAGTATAACGTGAACGACGTAGAAGCTACTGAAACTTTGCTTAATAAAGTAAAAGAAGATGTAGAACTACGTCTTGAAGTTGAAAAAGAATGGGGGTTTGATGCACTGTCGATGAGTGGCGTACGATTTGGAGAAGAAGTACTGTTGAAAAAGACTTTAGCCATTGACAAAACTACAAAAGACGAATTAAAAACACGTACTCGAAAAGTCGGAAATATTCGTCTAGGTGACATCATACTCCCATTTATACAATATTCTAATCCAAAGTTGAAAGAAGTCTTATTGGATGTAAAGAATGCTACTTGCAACGCAAGTAAGTCTGATAAGAAACAAGAAAACTATGAGAAGAAGTTTGTTCTCTCAAACATTTGCTACTCTATAGGCGAAGGTGGTATACACACCATCAATGAACCTAGAGTCTACAAACCTACAGCTGAACAGTTTATAGGACACTCCGACGTCACGTCTATGTATCCTTCGCTAGCCATTATAAACCATTGGCTTCCAGTTCACTTAGGAGAAGATTTTTGGAATGTGTACAGCGCTCTATACAAGGAGCGCTTGGCTGCCAAACGTAATGGAGAGTTATTAAAGTCTAAGGCATTTAAACAGGCTCTTAATGCTCTTACAGGAAAGATGCAACAAGAAAGTAGCTGGGCTTATGATCCACTTAACGTATATAAGATACGTATAAATGGGCAACTTATACTACTTATGTTGGTGGATAGGCTTCTGGCATTGAATTGTAAGATTGTACAAGTCAATACAGATGGTGTCGTCTACATTGCCGACAAATCCGCCCGCTTCGCAATAGCCGATGCAATTAAGGAAGTTGAGCAATTAACCCAGTTAACATTCGAATCCGATGATTACGAGTCGTTTTATCAGTACGACGTGAACAATTACTTTGGTGTTCGCAAAGGATATTCTCAATCTGGAGATCCGAGACTGATAGAAAAAAAAGGCAGGTTTATCACAGAAATTGGTCTTAACAACAGCATGACACCAGTTGTTATCTCCAAAGCTGTGATAAACTATTTTTTAAACAATGAACCGATAGACAAGTTTATTAAGAAGGATAGAGATATCCGTGATTTCTTAATGTCACAAAGCGTAAATAAGGAATCAAAAGTTGAATATGGTGGAAACCTAATTCAACGTATTAATAGATACTACGCGTCAAGCAGTGGATACTATCTTATAAGAATTAAGGACAAAATGTACGAAAGTCGTTCTGAAACAAAAATAACAGAATATGGAGTCCGACTTCTTAACAAGATAGATGCCACACCAATAGAGAAACGTCATCTGGATTACAAGTACTACATTAGCAAAGCAAAAAAGATAGCTAGTGAGTTTGTTAATCGCCAGTTGACAATATTCGATGATTAATCGTTTATCAACGTATATAAGATGATTATTGAACTAAACACAAAACTCCTGGATATTCCAGGACTAAATTCAAATCAATTAATATTCCTAAGTTTGGTATTGGATAAGAATCAAAAAACTTATAATCAAGACGTCCGCAAAATTGTCAGCCTAGTTAGCGACGAAGAAATATCAAACTTAATTTCTCAGGGACTTATTACCTCGATCGAGAGAGGTAAGTCAATTACATATCATGCAACAGATACGCTTAAGGATGTAGTCCGCCCAAAAAAGGACTATTTCGATCTGTTCTACGAAATGTACCCAATATACGTTCTACGACCAGATGGTACCAAAAACTATCTGAGAGCCAACGTTAACAAGTGTAGACATTTATTTAATGTTTATGTAGGTCAAAGCGAAGCTATGGCTCAGCATCTTATTCAGTGTCTCGACTTCGAAATGAAGAAAAAGACTAACGAGGGTAAACTAAGTTACATGAAGACGATGTGGAGATGGCTCGTAGACCATCAATGGGAAGAATCTGAGGAAGAAATGCAAGACAACTCTAAAATTGAGGAATCGACTTATGGAACAGAACTTATCTAATCTTATAAGACCAATGTCAGTTGTAGCCCAAGAGGCGATAAACTACATATCTGGTCGTAGAGATCACTCTATAACATCTCTAAAGACTAGATGGGCTAAGTTTAATAAGCAGTGTATGGGAGGCATTGAACCTAATACCGTTTATACCATAGCTGGTATTTCAGGAAGTGGTAAGAGCTCATTTGCTAATGAGATCTCAACTGATATTGTTGATTTGAATCCTGGTGAAGAAATAGTGATTCTGATTTTCTCGTTAGAGATGGTTGGATTTAGGCAAGTTGGAAGAACGCTTTCTAGTAAGCTTAGGAAAACGACTTCGACTTTGTATAGTTCGGAAACGGACCTAGATGACGATACCTTCAGAAAAGTCATCTCAGTATCTAATCAACTAAAGGAGTATCCTATATGGTTTGTAGATAATCCTACAACTCCCAAGGAAGCAGAAGACATTATTAAGTATTTCTATAATACATATATAAAGGGTACCGATAAGCACTTTGTGATAATGTATGACCATGCTCTATTGACGAAGCCGATAGGCAGCGTTATAGAAACCATGCAAGAACTCGAAAGAGTTTTCATAAGTGCCAAAAAGTATCCTATGACATCAGTGTTACAACTAGCACAGATGAATAGAAATATTGAATCACCAGAAAGAATAAACAATCCTTTGTCGCATTATCCTATGAGAAGCGACATTTCATCTGCTGATGCTTTATTTCAAGCTAGCGATTATGTTATAGTTATTCATAGGCCTGAAATTCTTGGAATACAAGAATACGGCCCGAGCCATTTACCTACTCAGAACAAGGTGTATTTACACATCTTGAAAAATCGAGACGCGGGAAAGCCCTGCATACTTGAATTCCAGAATGACTTAGCATATAACAACTTGATAGAAAGTTAAGCAATTAAAATTTAGGCTGAATTATGACAACATACGATATTAAGTTTACTGACAACAACATTAAGAACACTAACAATGGTAACATTTATTCTCAGATTCTCGATGATATTATTCTTTCTACTATAAAGAAGAACAACTCTTATTTGTTTAACACAAAGAAGGAGGACGATAATCTGATTGATGCCATGTTCAACGAGTTGGATCATACTTATATCTACAAGCCTCTGAAGGGCGACGCTTTGTTCGCAAAGGCTTGTGATATTCTTGCTAACTATGGCAAGAAGAAGAGTATTATGAAGGGTATTAAGCTCGGTAAGATTTACCGTCTTGAGAATGGTCTTCCTATCATTTTCTACAATGATGAGATTCAGATTGGTACCGACATTTATAGTTACTCTGATTTTAGTGATTACAACTTCATCTCTTCACTTAGTCCAGAGATTAAGAAGACAATCATTAGTATTAACATTAAGCTTTAATTAAAACTTTTAGTATCATTGTATCATGAGTTTAACATTACCTACTAGTAAAATTCCTGCAGTTTCTGAAAATCCTAGATATCTTATACTCTATGGTCTTCCAAAGGCTGGTAAGACATCTTGTCTTGCACAGCTGGATAATAACCTTATCATAGACCTTGAGGGAGGCTCTGTCTTCGTTGATGCGATGGCCATCCAGTGTCGCACGATCAATGATTTAGGAGAAGCAGCAAGTGCCATTCGTGCCAAGAATAAAGAAGTAGGTCATAATTTCTATAAGCATATCACTATTGACAATGCTACACGACTTGAGGATATCTGTATGAGTTATGCTTGTACACTCTATCGCCAAACTCCAATGGGTAAGAAATGGGACGGCACAGACGTAACAACCTTACCTAACGGTGCTGGCTATAAGTATCTTAGAGACGCAGTAAAGAAGGTAGTTGATATGTTCCGAGATTTGTGTGACGAATTTATTCTTGTAGGTCACGTTAAAGACACCGTAACTGAAAAGGACGGTGTTGAAGTTTCTGCAAAAGAGCTCGACTTAGTTGGTAAGCTAAGTAAAATCGTGTGTGGATTAGCCGATGCGGTAGGTTATGTATATCGCAAAGGAAATGAAACGCATATATCCTTTAAAGGTGGTACATCTGATACCATCATGGAAGCACGTGCAAGACACATAGCTGGAAAGGATATCGTTATTGCAGAAGGTAATGAAGATGGGACACTTACAACACATTGGGATAGAATATTTAAGTAAATTGATATATCGGTTCGTTCGATCAACAGCATACTATGCTGAGAATAAACTTGATATGTTAGCATTACGTATATTAAAATAATAGAGATTATGTTTAGTACAAAGACAGCCGCAATTAACAACGAAGAATTTAGTAATAGTAGTTATATGCCAGTAGGCATCAACCAGAACATCACTCTTAAAGAGGTAAACTGTAACAAGTCTCCTCAGGGTCTCGATTTTCTCGAGATCGTATTTGAGAATGAGAATGGTCAGACAGCTACTATGACAGAGTGGAAGAATACAAAGGGAATGTATATTAAGACAGACGAAGACTTACAGAAGCGTGATAACGCTCAGTTTGGACGAGTTTGCCAGATTCTTGATTGTTTCTACCCACAGAGACCAGATGCAGAGCTTTCTACATTCAAGGAGATGATTGACTGGACAAAGCAGATGCTTGATCCTATGATTGCTACTAAGAAAAAGCTCCGTTTGAAGGTTATCTATGACAAGAAGGGCTATACTCAAGTAAGTAAGCTCGGAATCTTCGTTGAAGACATGTCTAATACAGATTCGCAGATTAAGCTCTTTAAGAACGATCTTATGGAGCGACCAGTTGTTGCCGATAAGGAGAACAACGATCCGCTTAACGTACCACCAACCGTTACTCCGGAAACTGCGGATGCAGCAGGCGCATCAGATCTTCCCTTTTAAGGGGTTTACGCCTGAAGAAATAGAAATACTACTTGATTGTATGAAATCCGGTAAATGGTTCTTATACCGTTTACATAGCAGGAGTGTCAAACTATACAGCAAGTGGATACGCCCCAGGGAGGTAATACTGCCATGAAAGGGCGTTGGTGGAGCTAGGTAATTCAGTTACCCTTTGGAGGTGAAATGCCTCCAATAAGGCTCGCAGGGTGTCGTGAGACACAAGCATGGACGTATGCGAAAACTATCCAAATCGAGGTTTTTATCATGTTTTATTTGTTATATAGACAACAGTCCAGTAGGGTTCGAATCCCTACAGAGCCACAACATTTCTGATGATAAGAAGAGTTACAGCTTGTGAAAGTAATAGCTCTGTTCGCCTGCGAAGGCCGACATTATCTATGATGCTCAGTTCATCTGGCATCAGATTTCATACGCGTGTACGCTACGTAAGTGCGGGTTTGAATAACCTAAAGTCCGAGCTTAGCATCTCCGTAAACTGCTATACGTCCGTCAACGTAGACCTGAGCATGTCATAAAACTGCTCATTTTTAGGGAAGTTAGTCTAATGGTAAAACAAGGGCATTGATAGATTGGAATGTGTGCAAGCTTAAAAGAAACACTACCCTGCTTATCGGTTCGAATCCGATACTTTCCACTAACTTATAAGTTATGTATAGTACTAGAACAGCAATTACTATGTCCTTGAGAGACATCTTGGACAAAGTAAATGATTTAGACATCTATACGTATTGTTTAGGACAATTTAAAGTTGGAAAACTTATGAATAGTCCTTTAAGGTCTGGAGATAAGAACCCTTCATTTGGAATATTTCATTCCAAAACAGGAGGACTATTATGGAAAGACCTTGGAACCGGAGAGTGTGGAAACTCTTTGAAGTTCCTAAAAGAATACAAAGGTATAACGACTAGAGAAGAACTTGAACGAGAATTATTGAAAATCGTACGCAGAATAAATCCTAATACAATCGTAAGGACAAATACGTACGATAAACCGAAAGGAGACACCGATATCGGAATAGTTCGACAGCCGTTTACCAATGTAGATAAACAGTACTGGAGACAGTTCGGAATACATATTGATACATTAAAAAAGTTCAATGTGTTCAGCATTAAATACTTTCTTTGTAATAGTATCGTCCGAAGTATCTACAAAGAGAATAGTCCTATGTATGCATATAAAGTGTATGATAAGTTTAAGATTTATCGTCCACTTGCTTCCAAGTTTACTAAATGGCGTACCAATCTGACGAATCGGCACGTACAGGGATTATCCGAATTGCCTAAGGAAGGAGGCGACCTACTCATAATAACAAAATCACTGAAAGACGTGATGTGTTGCTACGAGATGGGTTTTAATGCAATAGCTGCTGCTAGTGAGACAGTGTTTATACCTGAAGATATACTCAGGTCTCTACGTTCCAAATGGAAACATATAGTTATACTGTATGATAGAGATCAAACAGGTATGCTTAAGGCTAGACAATATAGCAAACAATACAAAATAGATGCTTTTTTCATTAATAAAAAATTTAAAGCCAAAGATCTATCAGATGCTGTTCGTGACAACGGATTTAGCACCATGAAAGACTGGTTAACAAAAACGTTACAGAAATATGATTGATGTAGTAATAGGATGCCTATTAGGTGTGCTGGGAGGTGCAGTAATGTCTCCTCTATTGCATAAATGGCTTACAAAAAAGCTGACTAAGAAAATTCATCTTGACAAAGGTGGATTTATGCGTATTTATCTTCCAAACAAATTGCAGATGACTATCTGGGATAGTTATAGTGATGATGGATGTACATGCGTATGTGTCCATCATAGAGATGAACAAAAAGTAACTGACGGCGAAATTGTCTATTTTAATAGAACTTCTGTATCCAAGATAAGGGGAAAGAATTTTTATTATGATAGGCAAGAAATCTAAAGGCAGAGTACGGAATGCGACTAAAGTCGATAAGTATGGTCTCCATTTTAGGAGTAAGCTCGAATGCTATACTTATGAAGCTTTTATGAAAGCTGGAATACCAGTTAAATATGAGCCAAAGCATTTCGTATTACTGGATAAATTCGAGTATTTAGGCGAAAAAATAAGACCTCTAACATATCTACCTGACTTCATAGGAAATGGGTTTGTAGTAGAATGTAAAGGTCTTATGGGAGATTCATTCCCTCTTAGATGGAAATTGTTTAAGCATTATCTTAAGCGACATCGAAGTAAAATGAAATGTTATCTCGTACGTAACCACAAACAGGTAGACGAGATGATAGAAGAGATAAAAACCAATATTTGAGTATTATAATATCAGTAAATATGGAAAAGAAATTTTTGAAAGTAGGTAAGAGCATAAACTTTAAGTTTAACACAGAAGGTCTTGAGTGTGATTTAACTCCAGGAGTGGTTTATAATATTAGCGTAGACCGTTATACTGACGCAATTTCACTCGAAGAGTCTAGCGGCTTATCTTTACCTTCTAAGGTATATTGTACACAGCGTGACGAACGCTTTATAGATAAAGTTATCAATAGCTATAACTTGTCTGAAAGCGGATTTACTGGTGTGATGCTTGCAGGATTAAAGGGTTCTGGAAAGACTGTAATGGCTAAGGTAATTGCCAATAAGAGCGGTCTCCCAATTATAAATATAGACAAAAACATACGTCCGTATATCCTTAGAAATCTTGTAGAAAAGCTTGGTGACACAAGCGTTTGCTTCTTGTTCGACGAACTTGATAAAGTTCTTGCGGATTATGACGATTCTGTATTGTTACAGGTATTGGATGGTTCTGATACTAAGGGTAAGCATATGATTTTGTTTACATGTAACGATGACAATGAAATATCAGAATACCTGATAGACCGTTGTTCTCGTATCCGCTATTGGCGTGAGTTTGATGAGATGTCTCCATCTCTTATAATGGAGGTATTGAATGACAAACTTAACGACAAAAAAGAAATTAAATCTTTAACAGACTTTATCAAGGACAATTTCGAAGTATGTAGTTTTGATAACATTACATCTTTTGTAAAAGAGGCAAATGACTATCCTACTACGACATTCGAAGAGCTGTTTGAGGATATGAACCTTTCTTCAAAAGGTACCATAAAGCCTCATGCTCGTTCTTGTAAAGAGAACAATCACAAGAACGTTAAGAAGACTAAGTTCTTTGAAGACATTTGTTGTGGTTGTTGCTCAGGATGCTAATGAAGACACCAGAGTACAAAATACCGGAATACGACATTCCATACTACGAAGATAATACACGCATTAGCAATAGTGCGATAGGCTGGTTCTTAAACAAAGGACCGGCCTATTTTCGTAATATGCTGGATGGTAAAGAGAAAGGCTTAGATTTGCCACAGTTACGTAAAGGAACTATGATACATGAGTTCCTGCTTCAGCCAGATCAATTCTGGAATGATTACGTTCTGTTCGATGGCGACAAGCCTAAAAGTGCGCAAGCACAAAAGTTCTGTGAAAACTTAATAAATACCGTTGAAATAGAGCTAAATAAACAGCTCTCAGAGGCTTATCGCAAGTCTTATAGTATAGTTGGCAAGAGTGAAGATAAAATCCTCTCAGAAGCGCTTAAAATAAGCGTAGAGTATAAGGATTATATCGAAGCTATTAAGTCTAAGAAAATACTTATATCTCAGTATGACTTAGACCAGCTTATGAAGATTCAGCATAATGTTGGAGAACATAAGTTAGCAAGACAACTAATACGAAGAGCTGGTGAGCATGGCAGTATACACGTATATCATGAGTTCCAGATAAACTGGGATTACTGGGTTATAGACGAACTGAATCATGGAGCTTATACCTCTATCGCATGTAAATCATTGCTTGATAGTTGTACATTCAACTTTGACACAAGAACTTGTACAATTATGGATATCAAGACTACAGTTAAACTGTGGCACTTTGAAGACAGTATGAAAGAATTTGATTACTGTAGACAATTGTGTTTTTATCAGAAAGCAGTATATTGGTACCTTGCTAATGTACTAGAATTGAGCAATGACGAAATCGATAAATGGAGATTTGAATTCTATATCATCGCTATCGATACAACAGGTAGCAATGAAATAAGGGTATTCAGGTTATCTGCGTTTCAAGTTACTTCTAGAGACGTAGCAATACATGATTTCATGATAGCGTATTTATGGCACTTGGGAACAGACAGCTGGGACCATAGCTATGATTACTATACTGGAGACGGTAGTGAAACTTTAAACCTATAAGTAAAATGAAAAACGAAACTTTGAATGTTGAAGTGTTAGAAAACACATTTAACGTTATGGATCTTGAAAATACGCTTAACGTAGACGATTTTGAGAATTGTGCTACAGGTGAAGAATTAGAAGCAGCAATTTTGGATGTTTAATAAAGAGAAGTTTAAAAATAACTCTATATTTGTAGTTCCCTATATAATAACAAATAGGGAATTACTAACTACAAATGCTCTTCACTCTTCAGAAATAGTTACAGTGGGAGAAAAGAAGTATATTAGACTTCTTTATAATCCTATTTCTGTTGCGCAGCGTTATTGGATATACAAACAATCTGAGTACGAATATTATTTCGACTCTAAGACTGATGTAGAATCTAATAGTAAAGTTCTTCTTGAAGTCTTATACGAAATACCAAAAGCAAAGAAAGCTGAAGTATCTTGTATAGAGCAATGTGGATTCGATATCCTAACAAAGCAGAATGTAGTTGATAACGCAATATACTGGGGATATTATTCCCCAGAAGTTTTAAATTAGTGAATAAATAAACCCCGGCCACTCGTGAGAGCAGTCGGGGTCTTTTTTATTATTTACTAAACTTATTTAAAGCCCAATTATATAATGGGTCATCTGAAGATTTATTTTGAATGATTTGATTTTCGTAATAGCTTCTTTTACTCTTTGAGTCAAGAATTTGTTCATAAGCATGATGAAATGGTGTTGCTTTGAATATATCTCTTGAAGCTTTATTCCATTCAGTATCTGTAAATGGAATATTGTAATCAGAGTAAATGCCTCGCTATATACTTGAATCATAATCGTTAATGGAGCCACCTAGGAAAGTATCCAATAGCGACCCTCGAGGCATAATGGAATATAATGCGTATTCTGGAACGGATTTTGCAACGTTCTAAATTGCGTCCAAAGTACCAGTCTGCGCTGATACAGATTTGAAGTTATTTAATGCATCGTCAAAACGATAAGGAGTAAATACCTCCCATTTTGTACGTACAGCAATATATGCAAGCAGCTACATTAATTTGTTGTCGTCATCAGAATCAGCATATGCACATATTAGGGCGACAGCAGGGCAAACGACAAGCTTGTATAAAGCAATTTCTGTCGCAAGACGTTTTAATTGCTGACGTCTAAATCTGCACAATCTAGCCTAACTTTCTGATGAATTGTCGTACAAATATCTCTGTAAAGACCTAGAATTTTTCGCTCTAGCGCCCAATAATGCTCCAATCGCAGAACCTATAGCAACACCAGCCATAGGGCCAACAATAGGCAAGAATGAGCCTAATGCAGCACCTGCTGCAAGACCAGTTAAGATTGATTTCTTTCTGTTTACCTAGAAGTTCTAGAGGTTTGCTTCATCAGAATACCCTTTAGACAACACATTAAGTAATTGTAATCCAGACCTAAATGAGCCGCCTTTAAATTGCTAAGTAGAATCATCCCATACGGTATCTCCGAATCTCTCTTGAAGCATAAGAGGGAAATATTGTCTATGAACCAAAACTGCAGCACCTAATGCATTTGTTGTAATAGCAGCCTTTTGTGATTCGGTAGCCATACCATCTGCATTTTCTGCATATCTCTCAATTCTAAAATGGAGTACATCTTCTATCTGTTTATACTACTTGTAATACTGTTTATCTACAGTAAGCTTACCCTTTTCTTCTTTCATGATAGACAGCAGGCTTTTTCCTTTCTTCCACTCTTTAACACGCTTTTTAGCCTCTTCTGGATTAAGGATATTATTCATTATAACGTCATCCTTGGTTGTAAATTCTCCATTGTAATACCTGTAAGACATTATAGTAGAAATAGCTATAGGAGCCTTAGCGCAAAAATCAAACATAGTAAGTCCACCAAATGCCCAGTTATGAGTTATGGCATTTATGAACTTATTTCTATTTGAATCCTTCATTTTTCTCTCAAGCTGACTTGCTACATTAAAATGCTCCATTATAAGCATCAATAGGTCTTTAGAATTGTGGTCTTCTATATATTTGGCACCCATGCCATTTTCAACTAAATGATGCAAGACGAATCTAGTGGCAGCACAGGCATCTGAAAAACTATATTTCTATCCAACTATAGAATTTACAATATGTGCCCATATGGCAGTAGTGAAACCAGTTCCTGCTACGGCTATATTGCAGCCAAGGTTTACGAGTGTTGTAGCTGCTCTAAACAACTAAGCCACTTTACCCATATTAACCTGTCTACCGAATATATTGACCTACATTCTTGACGAGCGTATGTTATATAGATTCATATCCAAGAATTTTCTAGCGGCCTTATATGTATTAGAAGACTTTCCAGTAACATTTCTAGTAGTTCTCTTAAGATTACCTATACTACCAGTAATTGATACCTTTTCGTGATTTCTATTCTCAATCATATCGACCATAGATTCGCACGTAGCTTCTATCTATTTCTTATTCTTATACTTCTAAGACTAGTTATAGTACTCTCCAAGTATACCTATTAAATCAGATGAGAGCTACGATGTGTCCTTAAGCCTTCTGGTATAGTACTGAGGTATCATATTAAGCTGTCTACCATCTGGACGCTCTCCACTTATTTCGCTACCGAATGTAGGATCTTTTGAGTTAATAATATCTCCAAACTAATCCTGGTCAGACAACGCCTAATCAATAAACTATCCATATGTGCCATCTTGCTCCCATCCTTTCTCTCCAATACCAACAGTATCTTTGAAATATTCTCTAAGAGCACCTCCAGAAGAAGATGGGTCTACATTACCAGTTTTAATAAAGTCCCAAGCAATCCTCCATTTGCCGCTGTGCTTTTTAAGGTATTTAAAGAATGAGCCAGTTATCTATGGGAGAAGGTAATTGTCTACATAGTTTCTATTTGTCTACAATTCGTTAGACTCTTTAATTGTTTGATACGTCTTATCATAAAGAGCTTTAAGAGTCTTAGATTTCATAATCTTATTATACTACTTAGAATTGTCGTATAATTCCTTCTTTGGTACAAATGCCTATCCGTAACTCTCGTCGAAATCCTTATCGAGTAAATCATTGTTCTCGTCAGAGTTAAGATAACCATCTCCTGGCAATACCTCCATAAATCTGTCATAGTAAGCCTACTTTGCAACTACTTTTCTAAACCAAGGTTTAGCTTGCCATGATATTTCTCCTTCTACATCCTCCACAAGTCTACCAGTATTTCTCTAAAAGGTATCAAGGTAACCTGGCTCTTCCTTATCTCTAAGAACTGCCAACCTGTGCATTTCTTTATACACGTCAGTCAATGAAGACTTAGCATATTTTCTAAAAATTTTTGCACGATTTTTAGCAAGCTTCTTTAAATCTTTATCTTCTATTACAGCTTGTTTTCTAATCTTAGCTAGCTCTTTGTCTATAGCTTGTATTTTATTCTGTATAGACTTCTACAATTTAGATGGATTTATATCACCGGTATTGTAATCTCTATATGTAGACAATATATTGTACTTCTGTTGCTGCAATTCTTCATATCTAGCTCCATGGTCGCTAACTCCATCTACAATTATTGCATATACAGGCTTCTCTGCTTCGTTGTCAATAGTTTCCCAAAGTAATGCTTTACCTGTCTCTTCGTTTACCTTAAGTCTAGTTTTACTATTTCTTGAGTCCCATTTTCTAAGCTTGTCGAAATCGAAATTACCATCTTCACCTTTAGCCATTTCTTCAAGACCGCCGCATTCCTGGATAACCTTGTCTCTGTCAGCCTGCCATCTCTTTGTGTCCTTCTTAACTTTATCAGAAGAATTAAAAAGAGTCTCGTTCAGTTTCTAAAGTTCTTTGGCTATACGGTACTCTGGAGTACCTTCTATCTTAAGCTCTCCATTTACATCATAGTCGGAAGTTAACTGTTTCTTTTGTATATATAATCCTCTAAGTGTATTCCATTCAGAATCTGTAAGTCTATCAAAGTGATAGTTTCCAAACTCATCTTTACATCTAGATTTTATAGCTTTAATTTGTATTTGAATAGAATCACGTGCTCTCATAGCATCGGCAGAAAGATTAGCAAATGCTTCGTAATATTCTTTCTTGTATTTTCTATGACAGTTTTTGCTTAACCAATCGTTTACTTCTTTACTCCATTTTACACCATCATCGCCTTTTGGCTATTCTCTATTAGATGGGTCCAATCCGTATTTGAGATTAAGCTTTTCCATGAACTCCTATCTCTTTCTGAAAAATTTACCGTAATTCAAGTTTCTTACTAAGTAACCTGTAGTAAATCCATTATCATCAACCTCATAAAGATCAAGAACACTTTCTCCAAACTTGAGCTATTCTTTAAGCTACATAAGTTCCACGACTCTGTCATGAGTATTTCTATCAGCTTTATGAGTAGCCTTATCTATAAGATAAGCCATTGCTCTTAAAGCTTCGTCTTTTGCAGAATCCATAGAACCTACAGTAGTGTAGAACCAACTTGTATCATATCCTATAGTCTTAAGGTGATTAATATAATCTGCTATCGTAGGAGAATGGACATCATTACCTATCTATGCAAATCTTTTCTTCATGTTATTGATAAGAATCTCAGACATAAGAGATGTAGCGTCTGCTGCTACAGCTTCTGAACTTTGTACAATCTATATTATTCTTTGTATATCGTTAGCAGTAGCTCTATCCTATTGTGGTTTATCCTATAATTCTCTTATGAGCAAATCTATTACAGTAGGAGAATTAAGAGCGCTGTTAATCTCTGATAAAATCTTCTAATATGTACCAAAGTTATCGTGTGTTAAGAACATATACTCGGCATCGCTTATAGTCATATTCTCTTGTCTTATCTTGTGTATCTTTTTTGAATCAACAAGAAGCTATGGGGCAATCTATTGCACAAGACTAGCTATTGAATAAAACGTTCCTCCAAGTCGGTCTTTAAAAGACTAAACTTGAGACCTAAGTATTTCTATATTCTCACTCTTATACTCTTCTGGAAGCTAAGATACTTTAATAGCAGCCTGTCTTTTTGATAAGGCAGTAGCTATATTATTACACATCTCTTCTATTCTTTTCTATGCCACTTCTTCAGAGTCTTTCGTATTAAGACCAAGATTAGTATCGTTAATTCTATCAACTCGCATAGAATTATTAGTTTCTGCATAATTAGTGGCTCTAATCAAATCTTCTCTAGTCTACTACATCTAATCGTTAGATAGTACAGAATTGTCCAAAGATTTATATACATCCTATATTATTTTAGACGCCTATAAGCCTTCAAATTTAAGAACGGGTCTATTGAATAGATAAGACGATACAATATTCTAATACAGCTTTAATTGATCTTTATTAGTATTAAATACATTACTGTTTGCTAATAATCTAGATAGACTATTTACAAGGTTTTTTAACGCAAGAATTGGAGCCTTATTATTCTTTTTATCTTCAAGAATAGCTCTTTGGTACAGCATGCTTCTTACATCTTGTCTTGTAGCAAATTCAGAAGCAAACTCTTTTTCGTTTTCAAGACAATAATAAAGACCAGACATATCCATTCTGCTAAACAACTCTTTAGGGAATAACTTGTTAAATATATTGAATACCTTTCTATTCTAGTCTCGGAATTTAATATCTTCCTTAGTTTTTGCGTTGTTTATAGGATCTGTTGTTATAGCATGTACTATCTCATGCAGATATGTATCAGCCAAATACTGATTAGATACATTATTAGCTAGCTATGGGTCAATAGATATTGCGCTTTTGCCATCTACTGTATAAGTCTTCATTAAACTGCCATCTTCATGGTTTTTAAAGACAGTAGGTATTTCGTGGTTCTGCAATATCTCTGCAAGCTTTTCATTCTATGGAGAAAATAGTCTTAACTACGAGAATCTTGAGACAATATCTTTGCTAGACTATTCTTTATCACTCTATAAAGCACTTGATATAGATTCGCCAAAAGTAGAATATACGTTAGTTCTCTTAAATTTGTTTTGTATGCCAATCTTAGACCTAAGTGAAGCAGAAGCCTTTGCTTTTTCCAATGACTCTCCAAAAGGAAGTATAGGCTCTCCGTTAATATCAATTTTATCCTTACTGATATTATCGCTAAGCCAATCTCCAAAGTGTTTTCTAAACGTCTTTGAATATAAATTAGTTTTAGCTTTTATGGCTTTATTTATATCACCATTGTATATCTACAATAGCTGTTGAAATACTAATGATGGCTAGCCATTTGGAGCTAAATCCATAAGATTACCATTATTAGCATGATAGGCTTTATAGGCTGCTTCCATAGCAGAGTAATCAAGCCCGCGTCGCTGATTTCTCAGCTCTGCGGACCTAAATTCCTCTTCTGTCATTGGTTTACCACCAAGTGCCTATATTATATTGTTAAAGCCATCAAAAACATCTTTATTTTTATAATAAGGACAAAACATAATTAACAGTTTTTATTATCATTTGTTTCTTTTGACTCTTCTGACAAAGCACCAATCTAAGACAATAAATCATCTAAACTACCAGCAGTTTCGTTCGGATTATCAACACTAGGAGTAGACTCCTGTTCATCCTAATCCTCTATCTATGATAACAAATCATCCGCAGACTGAGCGTTCTAGATGTCTTCTATATTTGTAACAGCGTTGTCAGCTGCATCCTACAATACATTTATATCATCTTCAGTACTTTCTTGTTCATTGGTTTTAACATCAACGTCATCAAGTATATATTTCTACTTTTCCGCTTCCAGAGACTCCGGGTTACTCATAGTTTTTCCGAGAATATATACCCTACAAGGTCCAAGTGTAGATGTTATATTAGACTAATTAAGCATGGCTGAATGTGCCCCAGCTTGCTCTATAACACCATCACCGGTAGATAATATTGTAAAGTTTGTTACATTTGATGAAATTAAGTCCTTTACAATAGAGTCAACCTTGTCGTTTACATTCTTCTGCAACAATACGTCTGAAGCTTCGTCTTTGAGCTTCTTAGAGTATTCTGCTATAAACTATCTGCGTTGAGCTTTAGTTAAATCTGAAGCAAGAGTATCTTCATATTCACTTTCTTTCTATGTGATATAATCGCTTATCTACTTTTTGGATGGTTCAAACTTGGATGTATCTCCATTGAAATGTATGAAACTATATATTCCAATGCTTTGTCTCGATTGAATCTATTCTACAACCTGCTATAAATTAGCATTATTGATATTTATATCAACTCCAGAACTCTTTACATCCTATTCAATCTTATTAATAGGATTAATAGCTGATACAAATTCTACAGAGCCATCTTCATTCGTAACTTTGTTATTAAGCTTATTGTCGTTAGGATTAACTTCGTAATACGAGCCGTTTATCTTCATAGGATTTACAGTAGAAGAGAATCTGTACATAACAATTTGTTTAGACTCGTCTTTTGACTTAGATTTTCTATTCTTCTAATCTTTAGATAAAGATTCAGTAAGATCGTTTGCATACTGCTCGGCATAATCCAAAAGTTTATCAGCTTTAAATGTGCTAGGAAGTTTATTTTCATCAAATATAGAAACTCCTTCAGAACCCTGCATGAATTCGTATAACTATGTACCTTTTATCTATAATCCAAACTTAGGAACAATCATATAAACTCTCTTAGTTTCCAAGGCTTTATTTTCTTTATTTAAGCCTTCGATTGCACCAGCATATCTATAAACAACATACTGATCTCCTCGTTTAATCTTAAAGTATCTAGATTTAGGTATGCTTCTAGAATTGGAAACAAGAAGAGCATTAACTTTCTTCTTTATGCCATCCACTTTAAGAACAGTGCCTTCGTATTTAATGATATCTTTTTTATCTTCGAAATACATAGGAACAACATCATCGTTCTTATAAAGGTTTCTAGCTATTACATCAAGAATGTCATTAGCCATCAACTATGCATCTCCCAAAGACTTATGCTAGTATCCGTTTCTAGTTCTAGAATCAAGAGCTAAGCTAAGAGCTCTATCATACTGACGTCTGTATCTAGGCGGAATTATATCAGAGAAAGAATAAGCACTATTAGTATCATATGTAGAATAGTATGCGTATATAGCTAAATCCCTAGCTACTCTTCTAACTCTTTCAGACGGATGAGTCAATAACTAATCAAAGGCAGACATAAGTCTCTATTTCTGCTCTACGCCAACATTCATCTATGTCTTTGAAAGCATCATTCTTCCTACGCTTGAGCCTTTTATTCCAGTCTGTGGTCTAAGATATTCGAATAATTCATTACTGATAACACCATCCTAATCTACAAGGCCTTGAGCTTCATCAGAATCTGGATCATCTATTATATCCTGCATGAGATTAGCGAGGTTCTGGAATATTGTGTTTCTATCATACTCGTCTCCTTCTTTATCTCCATACAGAATTCTTTTGTAGTTCCTTTCTATTTCCTATCTATCTCCACCAAATGTAAAGTCTATAGGACCAGTGTAATCATCTGTTGCCTCAATCTTTGGAGCAAAGTCAAGTAACGCCTAGAATCTTAACATACTTTCTATTGATGAACCAATAGCCTGTACAACATCATCTTTCATTACCTGTTTATATCCATCGTAAGGAGTTCCTGTATAATTACCATCCTTATCAAATCTCCACTTTGTATATCCCTAGAACTATTCATCAGCATTTAAGCTAGCAAGAGCCGTTCTAAGCAGATTAGCATATAAAGGAGTAGCTGAGAATGTTTGATTCTACAATATTCTCTATACAAGCTCTGTAGAATTATAGAACTTAGAATCCAAGAATAAGTTATGGAAATATCTCATAAGGGCAGCTGTTGTCTCAGTAGGAGTCAATTCTTCTCCTGTCTTTTCATCAATCTTCTACTCGTATTTATTTCCGTCATTTATATACCACTCAACCTTATGGTCTCCATATTTAAATTGCTCGTATGTATTCTTAAAGTTGATGTGGGAAGAAATATTGTTACCAAACTTCTTTGTGTCGATCTTAGATACCTTTACAAGGTCTGCAAGCTCGTCTGCATACGTCTTTATCTTACCAAATGATCTTAATGACAGCATTTGATAATACAAGCCAAATGTGGAATCAATATGCTCTATAGCGTAGATACCCTTCTCAAAGTTCATGGCGTCTTTCCACTATATGTCTTTATCGTTGTTTATGATAAGATTAAATATATCCGCAGCATACTTATTGATGGCATTCTGGTTCTTTTCTCCATCAGACTTTAAAGAACCCTTAATAGAGTCGATAATTTCATCTCTATGTTTCTTTACATAATCTTCGTTAAGAACGTAAGATACGCCGCCAGACTTCTTTTTAAATGTCTTATACAAATTCTTTAAACCAAGCTTATCGGCAAGATTCTGTCTAGTTACATTAAGAAGATAACTGTATATCTAAGAATGGTTGTTCAGTTCCTAAGACTTTCCATCAGCCTTGAAGTTCTTTCCGAATGTACCCTTAGCGGAACACATTAACTATCCATACTTCTTAAGTATTGGCTAAGCAATAAATGAGAACGTAGCTTTACCTTTTCCTGCTCTAAGTAAGAAGTTTACATGATTATATGTAGCAGAGTTAATATTAAGGTCAAAGATATATGGGTCCTTGGCAACGTCCACATGAGCATTAACCATAGCTGACAACCAGTCTGAAATACGTTCTCCGTCTTCTCCAAGAACCTAGTCAAGGTCATGGAATCCGAATTGATTATCTCCGTATCTCATAGACAAATGAGTAAACTATGTAAGAGCCATATTTGTTACGTTCAAGGCGAATGGACCAATACCATCTTTACCTGTAGAGAACTCCATCTTACGTCTAGACTAGAACGAAGGAGTAAGCTCATACATAGACGGTCTATATTCGTTTAATCCGCTCTTTAAGTGAGGAAGAATCTCTGACTTAATAACATCTGTAATAGTGTCAATAGAAGCACGTGCGTTAGAAAAGTTTCTTGTATCAGATATGATGTCAATATAATTATTGAGTAATCTATTCTATATAGCTCCATAAGAAGCTTGCTACAAAACCTTTTGCACTGCATTTTGCTTAGATCCTTTTACTTTACTAGAGAATATATCCGATATCTATTTTTCCTACTCTTCTGTAATGGTATCTAATTCACCATTTGTGTAAGACATAGTAGCAATAAACAGTTTATCGACATCGAAGTCAGAACCTGTCTGAGAAGTAAACTCTCTAGGTACTACTATTGTGTCACCAGATTGAGTAGGAAGCACATCTGCTACTGTCATAGCAAACATAGATGACATACCCTGCGTAGGAATACGATATCCAATACCAAAGGGCTTAGGGTGAGATTGAGATCCATCAGTCTTTTTACCATTAATAACATCATGGTCGATAAGCCACTGCCTCATCATACCATATGTCTTCTGATATTCTTGAGGAACAACTGGTCTAAAGAAGTTGATAGAAAGCATAACTTCCATACTACCATTCTATGTATTCCATCTAATCTCTCTACCACCATTAAGCAAATGATAATCGCCGTCTTCGTAAGATCTAACACTATTGTCATCAAAGCCTGTAAAGCCAAATATAGATTGCTGTACAGCAGAACCTCCTTTGGTTTGTATATCTATCACATCTTTACTAACTGCAGAGAATACGCTTTGCTCAAATACCTTTCTAGACATAAGTGATGCTACAACGCCGCCATTATGAATAATCTCTTCAGCAGATACGCCAAGTCCATTGTTCTTAACAATAGTCTCTACAAGGTTTCTAACCTATTTCTAGTTTATATGAGTAAACCTACCTTCATCATTCTAAGAATAGAATCTATCCTATACTTTGTTAATACCAAGCATAGTCATAGCATTAATACAAGCCATAAGATCAGCTTTTATTTCTCTACCATATCTAGAAGGCTTACTCTAACCTTGCCAGTCAGCTTTATTTAAACCATACTTAAGATTATCGAATAAGTTAGAGAATGCGAGTTTAAGCATCTGTGAACCAATAGATCTTTCGGTAGCCTCATGAGCATCAGTATTGAGCTGCATACGAATTCCATTAAGATCCTATACTTGTACAGAAAGCTTGTTTCCTTCAGTAGTATTAGCTTTAACTTCTCCTGTAGATCTATCAATATATTGATCCGACTCATTATTAATGGCGTCATCCATTGTTGTTATATCTCCATCTATAATCTTTACATCTTTGTTATATGGAGAGTATCTATTCTGGTTATCACCAACTTTAACAGCAGATTCAAATGCTATCATATCGATCTCATTACCCTCTTTATTCATACGGTCATAAAGCTGTCTACCAGATGTGCTCTATGTAGCATACTTGAACATAGGGAAAATAGCCATCTTATTATACACAGGAAGATTCTAGAATATACCAGGACCAAGTTCTGTAGGGCTGTTACTGAAGTAAGTCATCTTAAGAGGGAATAGCTAAAGCTTACTAACCTTCCTTGCTTTTTCCGGATCATTCATCCAAGAACCATCAGTTTCAAGTATCTTGTAAGCTTCCTCGTCAGAATATCCAGACTCATCTGGCTCTGTAGTCCAGTTACCAAGGTTCATACGGATCTTTCTATACAAAGCTGGTCTAATACAAACCTATGCGTCTGATACAGTAATCTCTTCGTATGGAGACATCTATTGCTTAGATCGAATATCAACAGCTTCTTTCACACCATTTGGAGCCTTGTCAAGAATAGATTTATAATAATTATCTTTAAGATACATCTTGGTAATCTATCCTTCTCTTGTAAGCTTTTCGCCTAACTCCTTAGACTCTTTTTCAACAATCTTGTCAAACCATTCTGGATTAGATCTAATTTCGTCTGCAAGTATCTGTCTTCCAAACTGAGTCTAAACGTCATTTATAAACTTAGACCTAGCTACAATATCATTTATGTTAAGAACCGTATATTTGCTTCCTCTAAGCTCTTCTTTTCCACTTATTGGATCTTTAAATTCTTGTATCTCTCTATCAGAATATTCTGTTCTAAGATTCTGTCCTGGAGAAAGTATAGCTCCCAAACGCTTAATCTTATCAGCATCCTTAGCAGTCAATCTTCTTACTTCCTAAGTACTACCGTCAACAGTAAACTAATCAAGAACCTTTCTGTTATATTGCCACTTATAATAAGCAGGGTCTCCAGTAAATACTTTTTCAAGCTCTATTGTAGAGATCATCTCGTTTGCTACATTATTAGCTATTGCAGATAATGTACAGTCAGCAACATTACCAGCTTCATCTTCGTAGTAGTCAGATAATACTCTTCCGCTCTTTCCAAATCTATTATGATAGTAATCAAGTATCTGTACAGGTATAGCTCTAGGAAGATATGTTTTACCATCAAAGTAAACAACCTTTGTAGAACCGTCGTCGGATATAGTCTAGAACTCATCGCTGACTCTAGATATAAGTATATGGTTTATACCATCTTTGAGCATAGATGGATCTGACTTAACCTAATCGCTAAGCTCGTTTATATATCTTCTTATAAGTTCAAATCCATCAAGTTCGTTATCTCCTTCTCTTATGGTACCAAGGCCTCCGTTCTTAACTGGGTTCTTTTCTATAGCCTATTGTTTGTTGTAAAGGAATTCAAGATATTGGTTAAGATTCATTTCCTTACCATTATCATCCTTTATTTTTATAGCATCATAGAAGTATCTGAACATTCCGCCATTTCCAGCCATATTCATCCTACCATCTTTAATCTTGCCGTGGAAGTTATCTCTTGCTCTTCCTGGATTATTTACAAAGTATGCTATATTTTTTCTATCATAGTATTGTTTAAGCGATTCAAGCTCATCGTTGAAATATCCAACAAATCTATTAAGGGTGCCTTCGGAGAATCTTAAAGCATTCCATTTACCAGCTTCATCTGTATGATTATACGTAATAAGATCGTGCACACATAAACCGTCAGACAATATCTTTCCTTCTGCGTCTTTTGTAAGAGGATCGTAAGATATAGAATACCATGTCTTTTTATCAGCCATTGTAGGGAATACAAGCATATTATTATGCTTCATAACCATCTTTGAAATATAGTCTGCAAGAGGCGTTATTCCAAAGTAATCATCTCCAGTATTCTCTCTGGTATCTTTTATTCCAACAAATGCATTAAGCTTAAACTTATTTGTATTATCTCCTGGTCTATCTCCAAGCTGATCGTTTCTGGCTATATTAAGAATAGAACTATGCTTAGCATATGGTGATAGCATCATCTGTTCAATAATCCCATCCTTATTATCATTTATATGACGAAGTTTATCAGAAGCTTCATTATTTTCACTTATAGGGTATAATGTAGCTCCATCTGGACCCTTAATACTTACATCTGTAGAAGACGGGTTAGTCTATGCATAAACCTCAGCCATCTTTGATATAGGCGTCTTTAAACCGTATCCAACAAACAGCTAATCAACTGTAACAACATTCTTATTTCTCTTTGACTATTTAGTCTCAAGATAAGGCTTTCCTTTATACTTATCAAGCAAATCAATAAAGTATGATAAAGAACCAGTCTGCTTATTAGACTTCCATTTGTAGTTATTTTTTGAGCCATTTTTCTTCTACATAGAGCCACCAAGCATCATCTGTAAAGCCTAAAGCTATGCTAACATAGGATTTTTGCCATTAGATTCATCCTTTACCTAATACGTATAAGCATCAAGTGTTTCTCTGTCGAATGGTATACCCATGTAGTTAAGAATTTTAACAACCTATGTAGCAGCCTCATCGTAAGCCGAAGATAAATCTTGAATAGTAGGTTCATTAAGAGCTTTAGAAAGATCTATGGCATCCTGACGCATCTTTACAAGTGTGTCTACGTACTCTGGGTTTATAATAGTCTAGCCATCTTTAGAAACGATTACATTAGAAGAAGCAAATTCCTAACTCCATAAACGTGGCTAGTTTCTCTTTGCTTTGAGCGTATTATCATTTCTTATCTCCCACGTACGCTTCTCATCGGTAGGCACTTCTACTACAGATGAAACCATGTCTTCTGGCAGGCCCATAATGCCCATAGATTTCTCTACTGGATCATTAAGCCAAATCTATG